GCCAACAACACAAGGTGGCGCCGATTCTTGAGGATACTCTGCGTCTTCTTGCTATCACCCTCATCCTCGACTGTGGCGCCGGATTGGTTGTCCCTCTTGATAGAGCGCGCCTTCTTCTTGTCTTCCATCGCCTTGTTATAGGCGCCGTGCCACTCCGCAATAGATGGAGTAAAGTAAGCTTCGCAACCAAAGATAGGCTTGAACTCCTTTCCTGCTTCTTGCATCTTCTTTGCATGCAAAACCTGATACGCCAAGCCGTTCATGTTGCCGTGATCTGTCAATGCTAACGCATCACTGCCATTCTCATACGCAAAATCCATGTGGGCTTGCGGATACCCAATAGCATCAAAAATAGAACCAGCCACACTATGCGCATGCAGGCCAACAAACTTAATTTTTGAATCATTTCGATTCATTCTTTCTCCTTGAAATCTTAATCCAGAGTCCCCAGATAATGGGAACCGCAATGGGGTGAAGGCATAGAAGCCAACTAATGGGGGCGCCTGTTATGAACCACGGGTTTACGTTGTGCCCTAGCCAAATAAATAACGCTGGAAAAAGAACATCCTCTATGATTTCCCAACCAACAATAATAATAACCAGAGCCATTCCGTGCTCTTTTAATGTGTCCAACAGACGCGTCGGATGAAAATGCTCAAGCTTATGCTTTAAGCGATCAGTGACCCACCGAATTGCCCTCATTCCTTATCCCCTATATGGTAATTTAGCATGTTTGTGGGCCTTTGTCAAGGCCTCAGCGGGTTTCTCTACAGAAAAATCTGATGCAAGAAAATCCCGATATCCACTCCAGCTAGAAATGTCGTAATACCAATCAAGATCGATCTTTGTCGCACTCTTTTCGCTCACTTCTTTGAATATCGTCTGAAGTGTGAACTGGCGGGCGCTCCACCTCTCGCTCAAAGGTATCTTCTGGGTGGGGTATTGTTGGTCGCCTGAAGGGGGTAAATATTCCCTTGTTGTTTGTTTGTTTACCGAACGTCTGCATTTTTTAAAATCTTCTCCTGTAAATGTGAATGCTATTGGTTTGTTGTTTTTGACAGTGTCGCCGTCATAGCTTAAAAAAAAGTTATTCTCTTTGTGTTTTATTAATGGTCTGTATTCTCGGATGCTGTGCACATCATAGGTTGACATGGGAAAGGAAACATAGTACTTATCAGGTGTGATCCATTTTGATAATTTGAAGGCCACTTTCCAAGCAGAATAAGCTCCATATAATATTGACCACCCGTATGAATCGCGNCGNTCGCGNTCNTTTGGGTGGATTGGTATATAGTATATAGGTATTTCTTTTCGCTGTTCAGAGCTAAATGCAACTGGTTTATTAAAATATACCGGATCATAAACCCATTCTCCAACTATTTTGCGCACAATGGGCGCCAAATCATCATTGGCGACAATCCATATGGTGTTGCATCCGGCCATGGCGCACTCAAATACAGATTTCTGAATAGCCGTAAATGATGTGTTTATGGGTAACAAAATCTCTGGCGTTTGTATTCCCATATCTGTTTTAAGATTTGCCACGGGAATAATGCCAGCTAAATGTATCTTCGGTCGGCTCACCAATACCTCAAAAATCTATCGTAGGCCACGCAAGCTGCTGGTAGATCCTGCAGTAAATCTTGCTCCCTAATCTGCGGAATCTTGATATTAGTGGCTTGCGGGAGGAGTTCATTTGGCTGCTCACTTGTCTCGCGGTATAAGCTAGTTGTTCTAAATTTGTAATGTTTCGGGTTTCCTGCTGTGGTGTAATCATGGGCGAATGTCCCTTTCATTCCTCTGCTCTCCATTTCGTGGACGGTCTTAAAACGCGCCATCGTTTGAGAGTAATCAAAATCTAAATATTGTTCTTGGTTTAAGACTGAGACAGCACAAGCATCTTTAACAGGAGTATTTCCATCAATACGGTCGGAAGGATAAAACCATATCTCCCGTACAAGATCATCTCCTGTTTCAATGTAGTCAACTTCATGCTTGCCGCCTTTNTTGAATGCAATATAATCATAACATATATATCTATCTTCGTCAAGGATCTTTTGTTCAACAAATCCTGTTGCATTCCTGTCTATGAAATAAAAACACTCATTAAATGTGAACTCCATTATCTTGGAGTACTCGTTAGAGCACACCACGGTGTCGCCATCATATCGAATAGTGCCGCACAAGTTAGAGAGCGGGGAACGGCCCTCAACGGCTAGTAAAAATAAAAGTTTTTCCCACAATAGTTCTTTAGAATATCCAACAATTTTGGAAGAGCCAAACGTCGTTAAACTTTTTGCAGCTCCGGGAATTTTTAAGCACGATAAATCTACATGCGGATCTAAAAAATCAAATCGAAACGGGCGGTGTTCTTCAGCAAAAAAAATAGGACAATTATTCACGAAGGCATACAAGACAGCCTCCATTGAACTGCCGATTACTATTTTATCATACTTGAGCAACTTACTTCCTTATCCCGCTNCGGTCATATCCTCCTAGGTGCCAGTTGGGGTGCATTATATGAAACTTTTGTCTGTAATGCATCCACCCCAGCGCATGTCCTATCTCATGTTCAAGGATCCTGTCTTTTCTGGCATTTTTCGGCAAGATACAAATCTTTGCCTTAACTATATCACCTGTTTCTGTATGTGTGTATATCCTAGTTGATGCCATGTGACTATCGGCGAAGCCGGTTTCCGGCAATGTTATTATTATCTCGCCCGGCGCCGCATTCATGCATGTAGAGAAAGGATCCCTTCGAATATCTTGAAAATCATACCCGGCCGCTTTCCAGTATCGAACGGCCTGGTGCACCCGGTACATGGGCACCTCTGTGCTTGCACAAACTCTAATGGCGGGAGAGGTTTTCCATTTAGCTTTTTGCTGGGGAACTCCTACCGCGAATATGTCGATAACGGGAGGGTATCTTACGCTTAAGATGGCGTACTCTCCGCCAGTCGCAGCTGTACAACTAAGGATGAATAGCAAGAGAAATCCCATGTAATAACTAGGGATTATTGCATTTTAGTCATTCTTTATCTTATCGAATATTTCAATATCGTATTCTACCTCATCCAGCAAAGTCTTGATATCTAGGCCTGCACAATCAATCTTTCCTTTGCTGATATGGTAATGGCTCACGAACCCTGAGAAGCTTCCATATGCTACATCTTGCACATATTTTGTCTCGGTGTTGCCATTTTGCTTAAGAGGGGTCTCATAGGGAATGTCGGTGGCGCCATGAATTGCTTTCCATAGGGCTTTTAACGCCTCAAGCTGCGCAGGGTAAAAACCCAAAAACGGATCTAATTTGCTGTTATGNGCCCATGCTCCCTCAACCATTGGGCGCTCACCAAAGCCATTTTTAACATACCACTCTTGATATTTGGGATAGTAAGCATTACTGATTTCGACCCCTATCGAGGGTCGGTTGGTGCGCGAAGAGCCTGCATGCCAAGCTGCGTGCTGCATGTCTAGCGTCTGGTAAATAGTGCCGTCGTTATCAATCAAAAAGTGAACTGATATGCCGCGCTTATCAAGCACATTCTGGCAAGATTTAGAGGAAAGGCATACATCCCAATGGTTGACAAAGTAGCGAAGCTTCCGTTTTGGGCGCCCAGAATAATCATAGTAGTGGCCCGGCTTTGCCGGCATGCCTCCTTTTTCTGACCAGAGGACAAACTTATCCCACTCAATGGGGTGAAACTCTCCGTTATAGACGATGTAGTTGGAGTAGTGGCAATCGTTAGGCTTGTATTCGTCGATGTCTGCTTGTCGTTCTGTCCACAGGCGACGAAAAGTCATAGGACCGCATAGGCCATCGCCAGCAAGATGTCGCACTTTTTGCCATTTCTTGATTGCTCTTACTAACTTGTCATCAAAATACTTTTCACCAAACCAGCTGGGTTCCCAGCCGAGCTTCTTGGCTGATGCTTCGTTGTAAAAGTGTTTGTCCATACATTCGGCGCCCCCATTTATTCAATCATGCCAACAACATAGTTGTCCAAAATAACATTATAAATAGTGTCGCCAATACTTATTTCCTCGATCATAGAGCGATCAACGACAAGCCTGGCGTCTTCCTCAACTTCAAATCTAACATCCCAAGCTGCGCCCAGCGCAACCACCTCTACGAATCTAGACTCTGCCGGCTTATAGTCATCTGGTAGCACGATTGCAGATTCATTTTCACCCGACTCTGTGGGAATATCAATTAAAATATATCTATTAACGGGATATAGCACTTTCAACCTCCTTTAAGATCAATCTTTCCTGTACCTCATATTCTTGCTTGCTAAGGAATATGTCCTCTCTCGTTCCACAATGTTTACAATACATTGTCATGTGAACATTGTTTCCATGAGTAGAGCGAATATTCCCTTGAGGGATCCAGTAACATTCGCCGCGCCCTGTTGAGCAGGCGCGCCTTACAAATTTAGCTTCCATTAAGTGATTAAAGTTCATATTCTCCCCTAAATGGTGCACGTATCATTGGTACAGTACTTCGCACCCGAACCCCCCTCTGAGCTATCAAATCTGTGGAGCGGGGCAACTCCTTGTGAAGCTTTTTCGTATTCTTTTTTCGTTATAGCTTCATAAGGCGCCTGCTCATATCCCGTCTCTTCGTACTTCAAGAACGACACTGCCTTAAGGCGTGTCTCGTATAGCTCCAGGGCTGATTTAAGCTGGGATGCCTCTTCGTCCTTGAAGGTCACNGTTATTGAAACTGAGTTGTCTGCCCAATAATGCTGATATTGGGCTGCAATTTCAAGTTGTTCCCACATCGAGACGTCCTTCTTNCCCTTTGAGTAATAGGGTTCGTGAACAGGGAACTCCACAACAGAAGTATTCGGAGAGTATTTATCATCTTCAATAGTATATCCCGCATCTGCAAGTTTGTCAAGAAGTTTCGAAGTTTTCGAGAATCTGATACGTCTAATATAGTACTCATCCTCCGGAAAGTGGATGCCCGGTGTGGAGCCGTTAAGCAGCGACACGGTCCCAGATGGCTTAATTGACGTCATGCGTACCGACTTGGGAATGCACAGCCAGTTGGAGTACTCTTCATCAAGTTGTTTCACATAGCCATAGGCGCGATCACACATATCATACACCTCTCGGCGTCCAAACTTAGCAAATGCCTGGACCACGCCGGACTGCGAGAGACCGATTCTCCGGTTCTTGAGCATCTTGGCGTTCGTTTCTGGCCAGTGAGTATTGGACAGGGTGATGGTCTTTCCGTAAAGATACGCGATCTTTAACGTACGTAAATAATCGTCTAGATCTTCGTGCTTCGCAGGATATGTCTCCACCAGACAACACAATTCTGCGTCTTCAAGCTGTTGCTCTACACACGGATTGAAGCCGGCAACGTTAATGTCATCAAAGCGCTCGCCATCCTTAAAGCGCCCTCTTGTGCGCGCATTGTTAAGCCAGATATATCCGGGTTCGCCGTTCTTTTGACTTTGCGCGGCATGCCAAGTGTAGTCCATCCCCACCTCAGCGTTAAAGGAGTTGTTGGATCCCCATCGGTGGTGGTATAGTTTCTCTTGATCGTTCTTCATTTCAAGATATCGTGTGTCATCATAGCGCCCCATCGCCAATGCCGCTGAACGTCGAACATTGCCCGAAACCACACAGCGGCCGATAAGGTTCTCAGTATCCACGATGTCTACTGAAGTGACGGACTCTCCGATCTTGCTGGAGTATAACTCCTTGAGGTTCTCGTGAAGCTCGATAAGGGGGGCGGGCCCGCTAGATGTGCCCCCGAAGCCCTTAATCTCTGCTCCAAACTCGCGAATCGCTGAGTAGTCAAACTTAGGTACCTTTCCGCCAAAGAAGAACCCATCAAGAAGAGTGTGTACTGAATCCACCCACCCCTCGCGAGAGTCGTCAATAACCAACGTATCGTTAGTATATGCTGGCTCCTGGATGGTGACGGTACCGGCGCCTTCGGTATCGAAACCCACCCCAACGCCAACCATGAGCGCATCCATCATCCACGCAAAGAGATAGCCGCCCTTTGTGGAGAGATCCCGGGTGGAACGAAAGGCGCAATTAAAGAGGCCGGCCGCTGTGCGCTCTTCCACGAATTTTGTTCCCATCATCCACAGGCCGCGGCCAGGGGGTGTCCATTTAAGATTGAAGAGGCGCTCATAGGCCTCCTTCGCGGTCTTTTGTGCCTTTCCGTCGTTCCATTCCAAGCCAAGCTGGAATACGTGCTGTTTTTGCATGTTAAACATGCCTTCCACGACCCGGCGACAGGTGTGCCACCATTCTTCTGAGCCGGTGGCGTCTGGATCGAATTCACTTAATCGTCTGGAGTATGTTCTCTTGAATGTGACATACCCCAAGGGCCCCCATGGCACTTCGGCATCTTTGTAGGGCTCGATAAAAGTATCTGATAGTCTGAATCTGCGTATGTTTTCTATAGTTCTCATTATGTTTATTTCCTTTTTCTAAACTTCTCGTATTTATTCTGCAGTAGATCTTTTTGCATGCTAGCGGTTAAAGCCACGGGGTTGAGCGGAATCGCTGCGGTAGAAGTGGTGTTTGGCATAACTTTAATTTTAGCACTGGAGGGATCCATAAATATATTATAGATCATCCCATCGGGACCATTTCTATTTTTGGCAATAAACATTTTCCCTTGATTATTTTGTTTGTCTTCAACTGTGCGTGAAACAGAAAATATAAAATCGGCGACGAAGCATTTATTAAACGCTTCTGATATCTGTTCCATTGTGATTACTTCTGCACTCAGTCCCGAACGATTCGTCTGTGAGGCGGTCCACACGGGACAACCAAACTCTGTGGATATAGCGCGGAGGTCTTCATAAATAGATTCCAACTCTGTTCTCTTCTCCTTCCTCACGGTTACCGGCCTTAAAAGATCGGCATAGTCAACAATAATCATCCCCGGCTTGATGCCTCTCTTCAACAACTTAGTAAGGTGGGATTTAATAGTATTAGTTGTTGCAGATTTGGTGGGGTATTCCTTGATAATAAGCTTTCCTTCGATATCTTTAATCTCTTCGTATATTTCTTCTTTAAAGTTAATGATATCAGAAAGAGGGTATCCTGTTAAACAACTATCGTATCTGTTTGCAATAATTGTGTCTTGAAGTTCAAGGGTGTAGTGAACAACTACCTTACCCTCCTTTATTCCTTGGGTCCCAAGGTGCACAAGGCAAAAAGACTTGCCGGCGCCGGTAGGGGCGATCACCACCCCTAGTTCGCTCTTTCCAAGACCGCCGCCACAAATGGAGTCTATCTCTTTCCATCCGGTTGTGACCGGAAGACGGTGCTTTGGGACAAACCTCTGTTCAAAATCGGCTATATAATCATAGCCAAAGTTATTATCCGATCCAAGCTTGAGAGAATCATTGATGGTCTTAGAGATTTCATCAAATGAGCATGTCTGCAGCAACCCGACCGACTTTAGCATCGCTTCTTTTAGATTCTGCTTGCGACAAAAATCAAGCGACTGCTCTTTAATATATTTTATATCCGAAAGCTCTCTTGCAGTAACTTTGGCAAAATATTCTCTGACTTGCTTCTGCACTATTTCATCTTCGCCATCAAGCTGAGTGCGCAAGATAGATATTATTGCTTCTGCAGATGGATGAGTGCCGTATCTATCGCGATAGTCAATGATCTTTCCCACAAAAACGCGCAGGTACTCTAACTCCAGAAAGGCTACGTCGAGTACCTCAGTAATCTGATCGGCAAAGGGCCGGTCTTCATAAATAATTTGTACGAGGCCTTCTTGGAAGGATTTTCCATACCGACTAAAACTATCTTTTTCGATCACGGTTCATCTCGGGTTGCGCTAACAGTAAATATAACAAAATTGTCTGTAAAGTCAAGCAAATTAGCGCTCAGAATTAATTTTATTTAAACGCAACTCTAGGTCCTTCCAGTTCAACTCTCCAAACCCGTCATCACGCATTTTCTTCATGATTTCTATCTTGTTGAAATTACACTCAAAGTTCTCTACGGCGTTCCTTACAAAGTCCTTTGACTGAGGAGAAAGCATTGGAGAATATAGCTGCATCATCTTGTAATTGTGTTCAATAATTTTTTCTCCTGCTATGATATTATCGTGAAACTTGAGTTTTTTGTCGATCTTCTCACAATAAGAAATAATATCATCAATAGTGTAATCTTTGTCGG